GACAATATATCATCAACGACTTTCCAGAAGCAGTTGGAGATATCAGCAACTTTCTATTATGTCTTAAAGCGTCGTATACTCCCTCTACTTGGTATTCGCGGGGGGAATACTTGCAAATAGAATTCATATAATCCTTCACACCTTCCTTTGAGATGAAGTCATTGACCTCAAAAGGAAGACCATAGAATTTGTTGTCTGCAAACTCATAGGTATATTCGTGGTTCTCACAGAACCTCGTCAGTTTGTCTAATAACCCGACATATATCTCACCAGTCTGGGTATTAAATAAACGAATCTTTCCGTCCCAGTACTTATTACGATACTGAGGCATAAATTTTGCGCCTGGTACATCAAAGGTAAACTGGTCTGCTAGTTCGTAGTAGACGTGAGGTTCTGCTTTTACCTGAAGATATACTTCATTCTTTTTTGATATAATCAAATGAGACATAACCCATAAGTTTCACCTATGGATATTTAGTCTGCTAGTCCAATACCACTTATCCCAAACCTTCTTACATAAGAAGGTTTGAAGTTTAAACCTGCTGGACTTTCTGGTTCCGGTGTTCTTCTTATTCCTTGAAGACTTCCACTACCACCTCTACCACGCCATTGTTGGTTGAGATTTTGTCTATCCATTTGTGTTTGTAGTGTTCTTCTCTGAGATCCAAGTCTATTGTTCGCAGCAGACCTTGCTTGACTTCTCTTTGCCCTTACACTTTCTGGTTCATCGTCAACTTTTTTCATCGCATCAAATCTTGCTTTGGCAGAAACACCTTTCACTAAATTATTGATTGGATCGCCAACACCAATTGAACTATTAAGCTTTTGTCTACCGACATTCATTCTAGCGTTGGTCATTTTTTTAGACCAACTTATAGTTCTAGTTGGAAAACCTTCATCATCATAAGGTTGATCCGATGTGCGAAGAGGAACATATCCTTCGCAAGTAGACATAAACTCTCTAAAAGTCTTCATTTAACTTTTATTTTTATTTATTTAAAATCCTGCTTGGAATTTGTGCCAGTCAATAGCATTCTTGATTTGAAAATTTCTATTCGAAATCATCTTGATAATATCTTCAAGAAATTTAATTTCAGTATTGTAATACTTTATCTTTATATCAAGTTTATTAAGCTTCTCATCCGCCTCTATATGCCTCTGTAACGCGTCTTTGTCTCTAACCTTATAAGGGAACGGTTCCTGCTCATAAACCTCTGGGTCCGCCTTCCCAGTGTAGTAATTATATCTTTCAAGTCTTACTCTATTGTAAGTTTCCTTTGCTTTCTCTTTTAATAGAGTAATTGTATTGTATAAGGTATAATACTTGGCGTGGAGTTGAGTAGTTTTTAAAGTCTCATCGTGTAAGTTATCAGGGTCGATTTGAGAGTCTTTCTCCCACATCTCCTGAATTTTTTCAAGATTCATAAGCGTGTTCTTCCGTCAGAATCAAAGATATTGTAGATAGTATACTTGAAAGTGGCGTCTGCTGTAAAGTATTGTATGTCGGATACTGAAGTATCAAATTCTAAAGAACTTAATGATACTGGAAATAAGTCTTTGAATTTTACAATACTATTAATGCGATAATTGCTATTTTGTATTATCAAACTACCATCACTGAACTGTTCGTTCATATCAAAAATATTATCATCATTAGTCACAAGGTCTTTGAAATCTTGTGTAGTTTCTGGGAATCCAAGACCAGTCAACCAATTATGGATCGCCATATAGTTAGACATATCCTCATCAACCAAAAATCTTAAATTCAAATCACCATAAGTTAACTTCTCACCAGGGACATCAACATCCTTTAGATATGATGGTTGGATTGCAGTCTGTAAGGATAATTCTGGTATTCTAGCACTCGTGCATAAGAAACTTACTTTCGGTTCTTTAGCAAGATTGAATAAAAATCCTGTCGGAGAAAGAAAGTTTCTATTTTGTATTTGATTTCTAAAAGGTGAAACTGACATTTATCAATTTACAATAAGATTAAACCACTCTTCGCTCATACCCTTAATGATATTGTCTGCAGATTCTCTATCTTCTGCATATCCTTCAGAAATCAGGTGCTCAACAACTTTTTCATAGTTTTGATTTGCTTCCTTAATTTGCTTTGGTGATGGCTTCATTTTACTATTTAAGTCTTATTTTTATTTAGATAAAAAAAGGGGTCCTTTCGGACCCCCGTGATAGATATGTGAATCGAGATCACATAAGGTTTGCAACAGATACGCGACGATAGTAGCGGTTGCTGTTAGCGGTGATGCGACCCGTGTTAGCGTGTGCAGGACCTTCAGCGAATGGGTTAGCAACGAGACCATAACGGGTCTTGAAGCCAATCTTGGGCTGGAAGGTGTCCTGACCAACGGCACGAACCATCTGGAGAGGAACGTATGGGCAGTAGAAGAGACCAGCGTCATAAGGTGAAGAACCCTTATAACCAGCAACATAGTACTGAGTAGCAGCACTGTTTGCAGCATATGGGTCAATGTAGACGCGGAACTTACCAGCAAGAACACCAGCGAAGGTGTTACCTGAGTCGTCAACGTTCAGGTTAGCGTTGAGTGCAGGGGTGTAATCCAGGACACCAGCCATGGTCAGTGCGGAGGCAACGTCTGCGGAGCAGAGGATCATGTTGCCCTTCCCTCTACGAGTTCTTTGTGCGATTGCGTTAGCATCGCGCTCGATTTGGAAGATAAGACCCTTGAACTTCTCAACAGACCAACGACCGTTGGAGTCAACGTCGAGGTCGAAAGTACCAGCAGTAGCAACGTTGGTCTGTGCACCAGACTCAGCGGACTTGTAGATGGTTCTGATGACTTCGCGGTTGATTTCAGCGAGAATCTCAGTGCTGAGGATGTTAGCAAGCTCAGCTTCTGCATTCAGACCGTGAATTGCCTTCAGGTCTTGTGCGAGCTCAAGCGAGTACTCAGCTTTCAGGGCGCGTGACTTAGCAGTAACGGTGACCTTCTCGATCGAGAAAGCCATTTCGTTGAAGTCATTACCTGCTTCACCCAGACCTTCAGCGTCTTCGGTGTCCATACCACGACCGACACTGTATGCTTTCTGAGTAGCATCAGTCGAAGGATTCAGTGCGCCAGGGTTGGTACCAGACTGTGCAGTTGTACCGAAACCAACAGCAGCACCGTTAGAACCAGGAGTATAAACATTACCGAGTGCTTGATCGGTACCGATTCCAGAGAATGCGGAATCTGCTTCGTTGAACAGTGCTTCGGTTCCAGAGTTGCTGGTGTAGCGGGAACGCATTGCGAAGATGAGTCCAGTAGGACCGTTCATTGGTTGAACGCCTGCGAGGTCATAAGCGACCAGGTTAGGCATGGAGCGTCTGATCAGGGAGATCAGAACGGGGTCGAAACCTTGAAGTGCACCGGATGCACCGCCACTCAGACCAGCAGTAGCGCCAGAAGAAGTGGTGAAGTTGGTTGGTGCTTCGTACAGAAACTCGCGCTCTTCACGGAGGGCGGTCTCTTGGTTCTCCAGGAGTTGAGCAGTAACGGCTCTACGATGTGAATCTCTGATAGGATCCAGACCTTCGTAGTCCAGAAGGGGTGCCCACTTCTCCTGCAGATGCTCTAAGCTAGGCATTTGCTGCATTTGAATTTACCTCTTTTAAAAAGTTAGTTTGAATTTATAATAAAGAAATCACTTTTTAGAGACTCTCTTCAGAGTGCTCATGTATGATTCCATAAGGGGTGAAGCGGAAGATTGCTCAACTGCTTCTCTTCCTTCGGAGATGGTCTCTGAATGGTCTCTTTGAGTACCAGCGTTTGATGGGAAATAAGATTCTCTCAAAGTTGCCAGTTTCTCACGATAGTCTGACTCACTTTCAAACTCAACATTTTCTGCAAGAGTAGCGAGTTTGTCCTTCTGAGAAAGTGCAAGACCCTCAGCAACCTCTGCAAAAATTACATCGGCGGTTGACTCTGCTAATCTTCTATTAAGAGCAACGTTTCTTTCGATTTGCTCGTTGAGTTTTGTCTCCATTTCATCAAGTTTATCTACCATACTCTCGATTACATCATATCTATCTTCAGGGATGGTTACATAATGATCTTCAAAAAGACTCTTCATTCCGACAAGGAATGATTCGGTCATTTCGGTCTTCAGACC